AACAATAAATGTTACTACTTCAAATTGATACTTCCAAAGGCGGACTCTTTAGACCCGTGCGCCCGTATCGCACGCTATGGTATCATACCAGTTGGCGATCCACACCACGGCAAAGCGTGAGCTTGAGTCACTAAGCGACGGGGAACGCGAGCGTCTGACCGATGCAATCGCGGCCGTGTCGGAACACCGCGCGCCCACGGACCACCCGAGCGTTCGTCTGCTTGAGGGGCAAGACGGCCTGTACCGCCTGCGCGTGGGTGACTTGCGTGCCGTCTTGGAACTCGACAAGCCCACGTTGCGGACGTTGCGGGTCGGCCGGCGCAACGGCGTCTATGAATCGATTGACGAGATTAGCGACCGGCGGGCGTCTGCTTAGTCCTCGCCCTTGAAGCCGGTCGTCTCGGCGCTTGATATGCGCTGGCCGGTCAACACATCAAACTCCGCGAGTTCGTGTCTTGTGAGGAGAGTGCTATCACTCTTAAGCCCCGCCTCGCGGATAGTCGTGCCCGCCGCCAACGTGTCCGGCGGGATAACGGCACGGGTCAACGTCTCGCCGATATTGTCCGTAAACACGGCGTCCGGGTTGGCGAATAAGTCCCAATCCTGAATCGCTTGTCCGTTGAAGCCTTGTTGCGGTGTGGCCGTCGTCCGCGATCCGTAGCGACTCAATCCGATATTCGTATCCACGCCTTGATTCGGACTGGCAAACGTCACGGTGCCGCTGTCGGCGTTGTTGATGCGCGTGAACGTGCTGCCGTCGTTGGCGAGTTCGACGTATTGTAAGCCGCTTGTATCGTTCCACGTGGATGCAAACCGCGCCTCGGTAACGTTCCGGCGCGTGGTTGCCGTCGCAAAGGACACGTCAACTACTTCGGGGTAGAGTTCGGGACCGTCAAGATAGCCACCCGCGCCGTCGTTTGTGTTGTCAAATGTGAGGTCGGTTTCAAACCGACTGTCATACGGAGCAATCACGTCAACGGCGTATTGGTCACTTAACGCGCCGCCGTCCGTACACTCAAGTTCAATTGTGTAGGTCGTTCCGGCTTCAAGTTCCGGCGGGTTCCACGTCGGGCCGTCGTACTCTTGGGTGCTCAGGAACGACCACCCGAGATTTAGATTCGCGCCGGTGAAGTCTAAGCCTTCAATTCGCTCGCCGTTAAAGCGCCACTCGAAGGCGGCCGCGCCGTCTGACCCGTCGCCGGCACCCCCGTCGTCGTCACGCACGGCTATGTCGAACTCACCGGCCGGGATCGTATACTCGGGCGTGTATTCCCACGTAATTGTCGCGCCGAATGTGTCAACAACACGCGCGCCACCGTCGGAATAGTTGCCACCGTTTAACGCCGTGCTCCCCGATTCACTATCAAAGTCGCCCCCTTCGCGCGTATCTGCGATTTGTGCAAGGGCAAGCTCATCGTTCGTTGTGGTAAGTGGGTCGTTTGCTGTAGTGTCGGGTGTGATATTGACCCAATCGGCGCTTAGGCTTGCGTCCTGTATCAGTATCTCGTCAAGCGACACGTTGACAAGTTCGTTGCCAAGGGCCGTATCAGACTCACTTACCGCCGTCCCGTCGTCGCCATACGCGTAGTGGTTCGGGAGCGTCGGGCTATTGTCGGCCAGCACGTCACGCACCGCAGTCTGTCCGTCGTTGGTGAGCACGCCACGGGAGACGCTTGCGTCGTTGCTCACGGTGAGCGTGACAGTTACGTCGCCCGCGAGGTCAACCGGCGAGGCAAACACCGCGCGCGTTATGAGGCGGCCGTCCGCGGCTTCAAGCCCCACCTCTTGCACGCCCGTTTGGGTAATACTCGCCGTGAACTCGACGGTCTTCGCGTCGGGGAGCGTTTGCGTCACGGTCGCGCTATTCGTCTGGTTACGGAGCGCGGTGTTTGAACGCGACAGACCCGTGCCATCGTCGCCCACGACAAGCGTCGTAATATCGGGCGCGGCGTCGCCAGTCCACGTATCACGCACGGCCCGCCGCCCGTCGTTCACAAAGCGATCCCCGTCCGGCGTGTTGCCATCGGCGTCAATATCCACGGCCACCACACCAGCGGCGTTCGTCGTCGTAATACGATTCTGCGGCGCGTCCCGATTCGCCGTTTCCATTTCCTGCCGTTGCACCGAGTCGTTCAACTCGCTCAGTATGTCGTCAACGTCGCCGCGTTTCTCGACAATTGTGAGGATCGTCTCGTCGCGTCCCCAACGATATTCCGTCGCGGCGATCACGAACTCCTCGTCAATCCCACGCGACGCAATCGTTATATCAATCGTGTCGCCCGGTTCGGCGTCATACAGCCCGAACGTGGTGACGGTGCCGCTAAGGGTGGCGTTCCGAAACGCGAGGTACTTCCGCCCCACGTCCTCTGCGTCGGCTATGTCGGTGAGGAGTGGCCGATTGAGTTCGGCGCGTTGCGTCCCCGGCGACGGCAACCCGAGGTTATCTTGTAAGTCGAGTTTGTCCGTGCCATCGTCAACAACGACGCTTTCCTCGCCGTCGTCAAACCACACTTCCACCTCGTTGATTGTCTCTTTACCGAGTTCGGGAATATCGTAGTTGAACCATTGCGTGTTGTCAATCCCGCGGTCAATATGCGTCGTCTCGCGCTCGCGGAAAAAGAACTCAAGATCGTCGTTGACGCCAAAGTCCTCGTTGTTACTCTTAAACGCGAGGTCGCGCAACGTGCTTTCGACCGTCTCGCCCTGATACGACCGCGTAAGCTCTTGGTCGTCGCCCACGTCAACGTTCGCCGCGTTGTAGGTGACGGGCGTGTCCGTCTGAATAATGTCGGCAAGGGCTTGCGTGATTGTGTTGCCGCGTTGGTCGTTCGTGACGGTGTTGCGACGGAGGAATTGGTCGAAACTATACGCCTCCACTTCAAGCACGTCAGCGCCGGCCTGTTCGTTCTCACGGCGTTCCACGACATAGCCCGTAAACCGATTCGTGTATGAAATGCCGGCGTTGACAGATACGGCCGCATCAACGCGTGTGCCACGTTCATACTCGGCAAATTTCTCACCCTCGGAGTCGTCAATCTTAATGACGGCATAGTCACCGAACGGGTTGGCCGTATCAACCACCGGATCAACGTCAAATACGGCGTCTTCAACCGTGGTGCCGTCACGGGTGACGCGCCATTCAACACGCTGGTTATTGTATGTCGCATCCGGCACGACTGCCGTGGCCGTCGCCGTTGCGCTCGCAGTTGTGACCGCCTCGCCCGCGCTTGTCGTAACCACAGACACGGACGTTTGCGTGTCGGTTGTTGCCGTTGTGGTGCCTTCCGTCAACGGACTTGCCGACACTTCCGCCGACAACTCGCCATCATCCACGTCGTTGCGCGCCGCGACACGATAGAAATACGTCTCTGTCTCGTCTAAGTTCTCATCAAGATACGACGTATTCGTGGTCGTGTCAATTTGGGTGTAGTCGACTTCGGTTGTGCCGGACGTAAGCGCGCGATAGATAACGTATTCGTCGGCACTTCCGGCGGCGTCCCACGTCAGATTAATCGCATTGAGCGGGTCCGTTGACGCCTCGGCTTGGAGGTTTTCAACTTGCCGCGGCAGCGGAGTGCCGTAGACGCTGCCGCTATCTTCGCCGTAGGTTGCGCCGTCTGGACCGCCGTAGATGAAGCCGGGCATACGTTAGATATTCCCGTTCCAGCCAAAGACGCGGAATTTGGCCGTTATAGCACCCGAATCACCGCGCAAAGTGATGCTATCAACCGGATACGTTGAGCCTTCTACAACCCCCGTTGAAATAACATTACCGGCTTGCGGGGTGCCTAAGCTAACCTCATGAAGTGCCAACTCATCGAAAATTTGCTTTGTTATCTTAAACGAACCTATAAATGAAGCATTATCCCCTGCGTTTGCGAGGGCAAAACTTGTGTCGCCAGTTGTTTCACTCCCCGTTGCGTCTGTGTATCGGTAGTCAGAACTGGCAACCCCATTAAAACGTATTTGCAACTGTTGCACGCCGCCAGATGTGTTTGCAAACTCTTGAATATGGACGAGAACTATATTATATGTTCCATCAAGTGTTATTGTAGCTTCTTGAGATCCGGAAACATTTATGGGGCTATTTGCGTCCTCGACCCACCCCGGAGTATTTGGCGTTGCGTTAATACTGGCGTCGTTCGTCACACGGCGGTCCCGAACGTCGTCACTCACAAGACTCGTCGCGCCCGCCGCAAGCCACACCTCCGCGACAACCACGCCCGGCGCGTTCGTCGGTGGTTGCGGATCATACGTCCGAAAGCGCACCTCGTCGGTCGGCGCGGCCGGCACCGCCGTCCCGAGCGTCTTTTGAACGGTTCCGGTATCGTCCACACTAATCACGGCCTTGCGCGGGTTGGTCGCGTCCACGTCGCCCGTAAAGTCCACCGTCTGCGTGCTGCCGGTTGACACGTCGCCGCCGTTGATCGCACCCTCACCGGCCGCTATATCCACCTCCAAATCCCCGGTGCCGAGCGTCGCGTCCCACCCGGACACCCAATAGGTGCCATCAAGCGCGTCGCTCAACTGATTCCGTCCCAATGCGTCCGCGCCGTCGCCAATGTCGAAGTCAATGGGCATGGTTAGTTGAGGTCAAGCCGCGGCGTCACTTCAAGGGCCGTAAAGTTCCCAAGGTCAATACTGCCGATGTCGAGCGTCCCCGTGTATAGGAGGTGTGGGTTCTGTGCCGTCTCACTATTTACCACGTCGCTTTGGAAGTCAACGACGACGCCCGACGCGTTGACCGTGCCGGTCGTATCGGCCACGTCAAACATGACGGTGCCGGACGCGCGAATGTCGCCCCCGTCAATACTTATCGTCACGTCCGTACTGTCAAGCGTGAACGTCTGCCGGACATAGTTGCCGTCTGTGGGTTCGGTCGTTATATCTCCCACGTCGCTCGCGTCCGTCAATGCGTCCGTACTGTCGTCGTACAACAGCACTTCAACCGTGGTGTCGCGTGTGATCAAATCCTGCCGAAAGGCGTTCTTATGCGCCCACTCCTCGCCAACGTTATGGAATCCTTGTGAAACCAAGTTAAGCCACCTTGACCTATGCTACTGTTCCCCGGCCCTAAGCGTTTGCCCTACCCTTGAGATAAGATTCTACGGAGTTCCAGTTGCGGCACGTTGACCCACGACCGCCCCGCTTGATGCACCTGTCGGAACGGACTACTCCCCACGGGGATCGCCTCAATCTCGCCCAACCCGAGCACGCCGTTAAAGTCCACGGTGACGCCCGACCGGCCTAACTGCTCGCGGAAGATATTGTCCGTAATCGCGTTCAACGTGGCGGGTATATCCTCAAGCGTCGCCCACGAAAACGCAAACGTGTCGGCCGCCACCTTTGGCTTGACGACATACCGCGGGTCCGCGACTTGCGGCTTGCGCCGCACGGCGTCGTTCGGTCGCCCGACCGCGCGCTCGACAGACAAGTCCGCCGTGGGGAGGTCCACGGTCGTTGACCCGACACGGATTTGCACCGGTCCCGTGCCCGTCGCGCGTGGCGTCGTCGCCGTTTGCTCAAGCGATCCCTGTAGCTCCCCGACGCGCGTAAGCGTGAGTTGCACGTTAACCACGTCCTTGCGCCCGGCCGGGATCTCATACTGCAAGGCTGAATCCGATCCGGCACTCGGGGCGACAAGCATATTGTCGTCGTATACGTCGCCCGGAAGCGTCAACTCAAGGGGCGTGAGCGAGGCGCTTTTTACCATGTCCGCGAGGTCATGCGCCTTGTCGTAACTAAAGACGGTTCCCTCAAGTTGGATGTTTTGGAGCTTCGACCACTCGTCAGACACGCGCGGATTGAGCGTGCCGCCGGACTCGCGGATGTTTGTTTCGGGTGCGCCGAACGTGACGGCCGCGACTATCTCGCCGCCTTCTAATTCAAGCGGGAGGTCTATACTATTGGTGCCGCGGGTGAGTGTTGCGACGGCCATTTACTGACCTCGCCTCCGGCTTGGTCCCGCGCGATAGCGCCCGGTGGATTCGGCGAGGTTTCTGCCATCTATGGCAATCGCCCCGCCCGAGGAGGTGGACCGGTATGCGCGGCCGGCCCCACCGCCGCTACCGCCACCGTCGCCTCCACTACCGCCGACGCCACCGAGAGACGGGACACTCACACCAACTTCGCCGCCGAGGTTGCGTAAGTCACTCAAGAAGTCGCGGAGTCCAGAAAGTCGCGCCTCTATCCCATCCGTGAACGACTCAATCAAATCAACCCCCCACTCACGCGCGTCAGTTGCAAGATCGTCCGCCCACGTGTTCAAGTCGGTTGCAAGATTGGTGAAGAACGTCCGAACGTCTGAGGGAAAATCCTCTACTTCATCTATAAGGTCATTAACCCAATTGCGTGTGTCCGTCACAAGCTTGTTATACTCACGCCCCGCTTTAGGTGCAATTGACTCAAGGAACGTTCCGAAGTCTTCGGGGTAATCCTTTACAACGCTTGTAAGCGTGTCAACTGCGTTGCGGGCGTCCATCGTAATAATGTCCCACCCAAGATCCAACCAGTTTTCAGGAACGGTGATACCGGTTAAGTCCTGTATCTCTTGCTGTAGTTGCCCGGTGGACGTGTCCTGTATCGCCTGTCCCACGCCGTCAAGTGCTGTTCTAAACGCTTCGAGCGAACTATCAGCTTCGCCCACGTCGGCCGCCGTCTCAAAGAGGTCGTCACGGAAACCACTCAAAGACGGGCGGAGGTCGTCGTCAATCTTGAAAATCAACTCGTCAACGATTGCACTTAGCCCCGAAAACGCTTCCCCGACAATCGGCACCTGCGACAAGAGGCCGGCCGACCCTACTGCTAACGCGGATATGGCCGCGCCCATAGCACCCTTGAACTTTTGACTAAAGCCCTCAAGTTCTTCGGCACTATTGCCGGCGCTATCGGCCGTCTCGTCCATCGTCCGCTCCACGCCTTCCAAGTCGTCTTGTGTCTCACTCACACCTTCTGACTTTATCGCAACCGTAAGCTCCTCGGCGGTGACGATAATTAGTCACCCCCGTTAGCAACGTTGTTGACGACCGCACGCGTACCAAAGACCGCGCCCGTGAGCGTCGCCCATACAATCGCCGAGACAAGCGCGTAAGCGTCGCCGAACAACAACCAATCGACGGTTAAGGAGGCCGTGATAAGTCCCAAGAACGCGCCGATAGCGACGAGTGAGACGCTGAATAGTTTGACGGTGTGCCGTATCAACATCATATCTCGTCGTACACGGCCCGCGACTAAAAGCGTGCGGGCTATTATTCGCGCTGTTCTATGTCCGTAGCCAAATCCGCAAAGAAGTCCGATAGTCCATGCGCTTTCTCCTTATTAACCCAAAACTCAATTTGTGAGGAATCGCCCTGTAATAGTATCCGCGCCATAGTATCGGCACCGTCTTCATGCTCAAATGTCACATCCGCGGATTGGCTTGCGTTCCAATCATCAAATTCTAATTCAAATCCATCTCCAATTGTATCTGCCATAGAAACGTGGGTACAAATTGATGCGTCAATTAATTCTGCGATCACGTCGCCGGGGTTTGTCTGTTGCATCGCGTCTTGACCTACGGCCGGACGGTAATAGTTTTATCGGCCTATGGCTTTTGTTGCCCGCCGCCACCGTAGAGGTGTTGATACCAGCGCGACCGGAGCACGGCCGTTAGGTATCGTTCGTCGGCGGCCATTTGGTGAACCTCACTCGCGGTTTTGTTGGTCGCGTCAATCGCCAGCGCGTATTCAAGCCCCGTCTGCGTCTTTGCGAAACCCATCCGCCGCACCTCGGCGGCGCTTCCGTTCCTCCTTGAGCGCGGTAAAGACCGTCTCTAAGAGGCCGCTTAGTTCATTGAGGTTGTTCTTGCGGTACACGTCATAAAACAACTGTTTGTTATACTCGGGATCGTCAATCAGATCCGCGAGTAACTGCGACACTTCGTCGGCCGTCTCGGACACGCGAGCGTCGCCCGTGTCGAGTTTCTGCATCCGTTCGTCAAGGGCTTCCATGCGTTCCATGACTTCGCCACTAAGCTTGGCGCGCACCGGCACCACAAAGTCCCCGATAAGGTTGCACTTGGTTTCAAGGATTTCAACCTCGCTCTCCTCGGCGACCGCATCAAGGAACGCCTCTTGTTCGGCCTTCTTTTCCTGATACTTTTGGGCCGTGTCAAGTACCATGTCGGCCGCGCGCTCGTTCAAGTCGTCAGACATGAATTAGGCGGACGTATCAGTCACTTCCACCGTGCGGCCCGATCCGGTCAGGCTGTATTCCTCAAACTCGCCATACGTGGCGTCGTCAACCGGCAACTCGGGGAACACAACATCCGTGACGGCCGTGGTCCGTTCAAAGCCACCGTCCGAACTCGGCGTGACACGCTCAAGGTTAAACTTCATGGGGTCCGCCGAGTCCTGCGAGGCCGTCGCCGTCGCGCCCGGCCCGCCGAACCACTCTTGCACAAACTCAATCGAGAACTTGGCATACGTGAGTTCCACGTTCACGTTGTGTTCATACCGCTTAACTGCCTCCCGAAACGTGCTGTCGAACGTATACAGTTCGGTGTGCTCGTAGGCCGGCGTGATGGTGACTTCGCGGAAGCCCCCGGCGATAATTGTCGAGTCGTCGGCGGGGTCTTGGAAGGTGATTACGCCGCTATTGCTCCAAACGGCCTCCTCGGTTGCTGCCATACCTTCGCGTTGCCACCGCGTCGCCTAAGCGTTTGGGCTACTCCTCGCCGCCGTTCTCTTGTGCCGCCGCGTCTTGCACCTCTTTGTACGCCCGGAGCAACGCCAAATAGTCGCCGAGTTCAAGCCCGTTGTACGCACCAATCACGCCAAAGGCCATAACCGAGATAATCGTCGGATCGCCACCAAGATGTAACGTGTAGAACCACCCGGCAAACAAGCCAAGGTTTACCACAATCGCGCGCAGGATTTTGAGTTTCTTCAGCATCGGAAATTGGTCACCCCCATCCGACAGCGACGATTTATACTCGTCAACGACGCCGCCGCGACAGTACCATGGCCGGGTGTCTTGTGACGCACTCATGACTCACTACTTCCGCATTGGAAAGCCGCGATATTAATGCCGGGGTAACTCATACGGGAGTGGGTTTATTGCATGCGTTTGCGCGTGTGGCACCCGATATATACTCACTCAAAATGGAACGGTTTCGCCTTGAGTGGAGAGGTCGCGGAAGGCCCAACTGTCTCCATCGGTAGCAGCCTCAACGTCTGCGACCATTTTGCTGGCTGTTTGTTCGTCGTCCGGAAGCCAGTCGTTAGACCAATCCGAGAACTCCTTAACGATTGTCCCGTCGCTATCGTGGAGTTTTGTTTTCCCGTCCGTGTGTTTGACGAGGTATTTCATCCGTTCACAGGCTCCTTGAGGATTTGATAGTTGTTTAGATTGCTGTTCAGAACAAACGACGAGTTCAAATCTAACGCCTGTATTTCGTAGGTTTTTCCCGCTTCCACCTCCCGCGTCAGTCCAAACGGGAGAGCAGGGAATCCTGCCGCATTAACAGGGTCAAAGCGGATTTCGGTATTCACGGTCTGACTGTCGGTGACGTTGTAAAGCCTGAGACGGATTTCGTCACCAGAAGCTCCAGACTTTGGCGCAACTGTCCCCGTGAATCGGTATTTTCCGCTTTTGTCAGGCGAGAACTGTAAAGACCCGTTCATTTCTCCACGGTTGTCATTGAGAACATTATCAACGAGGTTTTCCCACGTCCCCGATGTAATCGTTGACGAATCCGCGCTTCTCGTAACAAATATTTCTGTCTCCCCCGTAATGTCTGCCTCCTCTGTATTGACCGAATCCACATCAACGCCCGGCCCGCTCAAGACACCGTTGACCGTCTCGTTCCACTTTTTCGAGAGGCGACGCCGAAGACCCATTAGCGCACCCCCTGAACCGCGATTGTCGCCGTGGCACCCGCAGTTGCCGCACTCGTCACGCGGATGCGGAGATATCGATCCGTCACGTCAAACGTATCGCGCACGTCGGTCGTGTCCATGGTACTACTCAGGTATTCGGCCTCGGCGTTAAAGTAAATGTCCTTATTCGGGGACACGTCAAGCGCGTAGTCGGCTTCGGCCGTGGCGTCAATATTGACCGAGACGAGTTTGGAGAGTTTCACGGTCGTTTCAAACACCTCGCCGGTGCTATCAATCGGTACGTCGGTCGCAATGTCGCTTTGATGAACTGGTTTGGTCATTGTTAAATGGTAAAGTAGTCCGTGCCGTTGCTCACGATTTCGTGCGCCTCATACTGAATGTCAACCTCGGGCGCGCTTTCGCCGTCAATCGTTTCCGTGCCGGGCGTCGCAATCGTGACCGTGTTGGCGCTGCCGTCTATGCGCTTGATAATCGTCGCGGTGGCGTCCGTTGGCGTCGGGAGTGTCACCGTGACGTTGCCGCCCGACGCGTCCACAAGCACGATTTCTTGCGCGCTTGCGGTATAGTCGGCCGTGACCGTGGCAAGCGACGCATACCCGCGGAGTTTCTGGTCCGTGGTGTGTGCGTTCCACTCGTCGGCCGTGAGCTTTTCGTCGCCCGCGACGGCCGGCCGCTGTTGAAACGTACTTTTACTTTCGTCCCATGCCATTACCGACCCATACACGCGCGCCGGGGTAAAGCGTTACCCAAAGGTCGCATCAAACCCGGCGGCAAAGGCCGTCTCGCCAATCGCACGCGACTCACTCAAGCCCGTCGTCTCTACCGTGACGCCCATGACGTAATGGTCCGTGGCGCGGGCGGGGTTCTGCTCGCGGAAGTCTGCTTGTCCCGTGGGTTCAACCGTTGTATACGGCGTCGTCCGGGCGTTATTGTCAATATACAGCCCGATAATCCGCGTCACGTCGGCTTGGAGTTGCCGCGCCTCTTGGGCGTCTAAGCTCCACGCTTGGATTTCGACCGTGGTGGTCTCCTCATGTTGCGTGCCGTCCATGCTAAACGTCTCAAGCGTCGAATCTGTCGGACTCCACACGTAGAGGATCGCCGGTTGGTCTGCGCCCGGCCCGCGCTCGCTTTGGGCGTCGTCCCAATAGGTTTTAATTGTCGGCGTGGCCGGCGTCCAATCCGTGTCCGGCGCGGCTTGGAGTAACGCCGTAATCTCCTCAACGTGCGTGGTTGCGTCCGTCGCGCTCATACCGACGCGTAGGCGTGCCGCGGGGAAAAGCGTAGGCTTATGCCCTGCGCGTGTGCCACCGGTGCGCGCGGGTGATTACACAAGCAGGGCAACGCCAACGACGCCACACATGACGACCGTGACGACCGCGAGCCACATGATTGCATCTGCCGGGTGCATACGCGAGGCAACGACGCCGCTCGTGTTAGTGGTTTGGGTCGCCGGGCGGCCGTGGCTTAGTGGTCGTCTAAATACCACACCGCCCACGGCACCAACCCCACCGCCACGAACATGAGCCAATACTCGGGCCACATTTCGTTAAAGAGTGTCATGTCAAGCCGGACAGTGCCACCGGCGGCGACCGTCGCGCCGAGGACGAACGCGAAAAAGACACCAAGGCCCATGACCGCGGCCACGACTTGATACGCCAAGAGTTGCCAACGGGACATACCCGCGATACGGGCGCGGGCGGGCTAAGGCTTCGGCTATTCGACCGCAGTAAACATCCCCTCGGCCATTTCCGGTGGGGCTTTGTGCGTGTCCCGCGCGTGAGCGCCCCGTGCGTCCGCAGGCACGACTTTTTGGCACTTCCGACACCGATATTCGGTCGGGTCGCCCGCGTCGTCTGACGCGTCTGTTGCGGCGTCTGTGAGCGCAAGGCGAATCTGTTGCAGTTCGGTGAGGATTTGCGCGAGGATCACTTTTTGGTCGAGTTGCTCCCACTCGTCGGCGTAGTCGTCTTGCTCGTTAGTCATGATCACTATTTCCACCGTCGTTTTTTCTCGCCGCCGAGACTGTTTCATCAACAGCAATCCGATAATCGGTCAAATCTTTCTCGCCCGTGTCGGCTTTACTAAACTCTCCAGCCGCGTACTGCATAGCCCAAAACATACGTTCTTCGTGCGTATAATCATGCAGAATCCCATTTATTGTGATGAGTAGAGCTTTTGTAATCTCTGGCGGGGGTGCGTTTAACTCGTGCGTGAGATGTTTATCTGTCATTTCAATCAAAAAATTTGAGCAATTCAAAGTTACTATCCATGTCCTCGTATTCTCCGACGTATTCAAACCAATCGCCGGGGGACTCGCCATCATCCCACATCATGAATGATTTCATGTGAACAGCAATCATTACGTTTTTAATAGACGTTTGTGCTTTTTTCGCCGCTTCCATCCGACAGACAGGACACGTGTATACACGGAATGGCTCTTTCAACTTGTACACCGCGCCATCATATTTTACAGGTATATTCGCCTCTTCCATTTCTTGAGTGTGCCTATCGCAATATGCTGTAAACATATCTCCTTGATCAGTAGAGTCAAGAATAGAGTAATACCGGACGTTTCGCGGTCCAAGTGGTTGATTATCCATGTCACTCATCGCCGCGACACCTCGTCAAACTGTTCGGCTTTTTCCATCCATTCTTTGACGACCACGCCACGCGGCACGTCTTGGCGTTCGGCCTCACTCGTCGCTTTGCTATACACCGGGTCGGGGACGCGGATAGGTTTCCCCATAGACACCCAATAGAACGCTTGTGCCTAAAGTGTTACTATGAATAACGCCACGTTACAAGTCTAACCCGTGATTATCCAACCACGGCCGCATCCGTTCGACCGAGGGGCGGAGGTAGGGTTGCGCTTGGACTCCTTGCTCCGGTATGACTTGCGTAGCCACGTAGATACCGAACCCACGATCCTTCCCGATTCTCTCCGCCCAGTCTGCCAGAGGACGGATTGGCGGGCGATGACCGGGCTGTGTGCCGTATTCCATCGGCGCGGCGTTGCCTGCGGTAGCACCGTACACTACATCGTCGCCGCGGAACTCGGGGCTAAAGATTGAGGTCTTGAGCGTGCCAGTATCTACGGGCACCTCCTCACGGGCGACGGACACGCCGAGGTCGGCCGCCTTCTTGATTCGGTCCCGGTGCGCTTCCAGCACGTCGGCGGCGCTTACGTCAATCCGGGCGTTGACTTCGGCATTGAGCATCAGTATGAACGGATTGCTGCCAGCGACTCGTCCAGTCGGATATGGCGGAGCGCGGTTTTTCCGTAGCGCGTGAGACTCAGATACTCGTCTACCTGTCCCGTGGTGTACGACACACTCCCGCCCTCGCCGCTTTCGCTTTGTGCCTCGCCACCCTCGCGGATTTCCAGCTTGTGCGCGGCAAGGTTGTTGCTAAAGACTTCGGCGTCGCCTTCGAGCGTGGGCAAGCGACTCATGCGATCCGTGTAGAGACTATCGCGTTCGGCGATTGCCTCACGCACGGCCGACGCCTTCCGCGAGCGGGAGGTCTGACTCCACCCGGTGCTTGAGAGCGCGTCAACCTCGGCAATAATGTCGTCCTGTTCGGCGGTGCTAAGCGCGTCCCAGTCGGATTTGCTCACCTCATCAATGGACGGGTCCGGTGGCATACCGTATCATTCGCGCGGGCGGTCCCTAAGCGTTTGCCCGTTACGCGGCGTCTGTGTGGACGGACTCAAAGCGTTGCCACGCCTCGCACTCGGTACAATAGTGCTCGGTGCGGCGTTGGGGCGTCTGAATCGTTGCGGCGTGGTCGCACACCCGACACGTGTGCGTGCCGTCCGTCTCGCTCGCTTGCGTGTCGTCCCATCCGTCGCGGTCAAACCAACGTTGTGACATACGCGCGTGTTTGTGGCGCACTTTCAAAACGCTACGGGACGTATTGCCACGTGGCCGCCCGCTCGCCCTAACAACCAGCGGTGTGAGCGTAGTGAATGACCCGCGCCTTTTCTGCTGGTTTCGGTGCGGTGACTTACGGCGGCCCTATTCTCGGTCGTAATGCCGCGTATCAATCGGGAACACGCCGGTAAGCCCGTCGTCGCTCACCCCGTGCGCGTGTGCGATAGTCGGCACGTTCGGTCCCGTCACCTCCCCGAGCTTGCGCGCATACTCCCCGCCGGGTTTTGGACTTCCGGTGATTAGCACGGGCGGGCCGTTCCACGGCAAGCGCCCCGAGACGTGGTGATGGCCCATCCATATCATGTCAACCGCCGTCCCCGCGTTGAGACTGTCGAGAATCGTACTGAGCCATTCCTTTTTGCGCGCGCTTGTGTCGGCCTGCGGGCTACGGTCTTGCCCGTGGCGGAGTTGCCCGTGGATCGCGCCGTCGCGCAGGTAAAAGACGGTCGGCCGGCCGGCGCGTCCAATCGTGAACTCTACGTTTTCGAGTTGGCCGCACTCTTGGAGCGCCGCCACCGTGTTGCGCACGCTCTTATACAGTATGAGGTCCGCGTTCGCTTGCTTGCTGGACCCGTTCGCGCGTATCTCGCCGTGGTTGCCCGCTTGACACACGACATGGACCGCGGGGAACGCTTCGGACAGCGCCTTGAGGTGGCGCAAGAGCGGGGCGTGCAACACGTCAATTTGTTCGTCAAGCCACGCGTCTAAGTCTTCAAATTGCCCCTCATAGATTGATTCGTTCGTCACAAAGTCGCCGCCCCAAAGCGAATACGCCGTGCGATAGTCCGACCCGTGCTTGTCCGCGAGCGCAAGCGACCGCTCGGTAACGTGGTCAATCATCGGCGGCAAGTCCTCGGTGCGGTGTACCACGTCGCCCTGATACCCAAGCACCTCGTCCCCCGCGTGGAGGTCGGTGAGGTGTGTGATCCAATCTTCCGCACCCGTGGCGTCGCCCTGCGGCGTGGCGGTCGGCGTGTCGAGTTCACGATAGCGTCGCTCAAGCGCGGAGTGCGTCAGTTCCCACCACCGATTTGCCTTCCGGGTGCGCGTGCCCTTGTGTTCGCTTGACCGCAGGGGTTCGTCCGTCTCTAAGCCGATGTATTCCGCCGTCTCGTCAATATACACCTTCCACCCCGACCGGCGGAGTTCGCGGAGGTGTTCCGTGATAATCGCGTCGCGTTCCTCAAGCCGCCCGGTGAGGTCGGCAAGTGTCGCCCCGGTCTGGAGTTCCGACACAAGCACGCGCTCGCGGTCGGTGAGGTCATCCATGTCCGGGGCGCTGTCTGCGACGGGCGTATCCGACAAGTCCGGCAGCGCGTCGTTCTCGTCGTCTGACGGCGTGCCATCAACGGGGGCGTCGGGTGCCTCCCCGAGTGTGTATGTCACCTGATTGCCGTCGCGCTCTTGGCGCAGGTCATACCCCGCCTGTCGCAAGGCGGTAAAGTGGTCCGAAACCGTGGATTTGGTGACGCCTAACGCCTCGGCCACCTCGCCGCGTGTCGTCGCGCCGCTGGTTAGTTCACGCAATACCTCGGCTTGCCGTTCGGACAACTCCGGCATTAGTGACGTGTCACGGCCGCACGGGCAAAAAGCCGCGCCCGCCTATGGTTCGTACTCGGCAAGCGACCGTTGCACAACAAAGTAGGATCGGATTTCGAGCATCGTACTGCGCCCCGAGATTTCATCCGTGTCGGCCGCGCCGGCAAGGCGGCGTTTGAAGTGTTGGTCGAATCGCTCAAATTCGGCGCGTGTGAACGTGAGCGACGCCGCCTCATTGTTTTCAATCGCGTTCCGGGCAACCAGCTTCGGCGGTGTGCCGGGCGGTTCTACGCTCATGACTCAAGCCGTGTTTGTCCCTCAAGCCATTCCTCCATATCTTCGCGGTCGGAACGGCCGTTTATCTCGTCGGTGTCATACTCCGCCGCAATTGACCGAATCGTATCCCAGTCCATCCGCTCAAGTTCCGCGGCACTATACGCGTCGTCAACAAAGCCGTCGTCTGAGTCGGGGATTAACGACCGCGACCATGTGGGTGGGTTGCTACTCATCGTTTCACCTCTACCGTCGCGCCACAGTCTTGACACTCACGTTCGGCCAACTGCGGCCCCCAACATGAGCGGTGTCCGTGCGCCCGATTGATTAGGCCCGCAAGTCGGACGTGTGAGTGAAAGCAAAACGGTTCGGCTTCATGCTCAAGGATTTCAACCATGATTATTGATCCCTCAAGGTTCGCACGTCCGTCCCGTTAATCCCGAACACGTCAATCGCCCGGTTCCAAATATACAACTGCGGGTTTTCGCGCCCGGTGACGCGCGCCGTGTCAAGCTCATACTTCACCTTTTCAGTTTCACTAAAGAGGTCAAGCGACGAGTTGAAGGCCGTCTCGCGTGCGCGCTGTCGGCCTCGGTGCCAATCCGCGTCCGCGGGGCGCGCTCCCGGTGAGCGTCTAAATTGCATATGCGGGCATTACACCGCTTTGCACAAAGGTTTATGGGTGCGCTTACAGGTCCTCGCGCTCAAGATACACCACGCCGATACTCCCCGGTGCGGTGTCGGTGCCGTCGTTCTGGAGTTCAAGCACAACCTCGCGGCCGGGTTCAATAATCGGTTCGGTGCCGACGCCGGCCCCACCCGTGCCGGCCCCGCCAACCCCGCCGCCGGGCAACACGGAATTGAAATGCGGCGTCCCGCTCGGAGTGAATGTCACGCCGCTGTTTGCCGTTGCGGTTCCCGTGTCCGACCCGTTGCCGCCGGAGTCCATGAGGAGGTTATCAATCCCAATCGCCGACCCGCCGCTCGGGGCCGTGTCGAATTGGTCGTAAATCTTGAATTGGCCCTTGAATTGCGACGAAAAGAGAAACTGCGATACATCAAGCGCCACGGTGCTATCGGCCGGATTTGACAGTTGCATGTTGATTGTCCCGCCGCTGGTGACGCTTGTGGCGAGTGATGCAACGAAGGCTTGTTCTTTCGCCTTCCAGTACTGTAGTCGGGCCACTTCCGACATACGCTTGAGCGTATCCTCGTTTGCCATACGCGGCGCTACGCGGCCACGGCGGAAAAGAAAGGGGTTACGGCGTCAGAACTCGACAGTCGCCGCGCTGCGACCCTGACTATACTGCGTTACAAGGCTACAAGCGCCACGTAGCCGATCACCAACGCATAGATTGTTATCGTCCACGCAACCCACATAGCTCCGCGCATGAGGTCGTTATCGTCATTTTCAAACGGCCCGAACATCATAAGCAACGGGATAACAACCGGTGCCCAAACTAAGAAATTTAGAAACCTCCCGTCGCTTGACTCTCCCATATCAAACGACCCGTATTTACTGGGAAAACTAATCGGACCTTCACCAACGCAATGCTCGCACGCATGGCCTTCCCTATTGCCAAGCGTGAACTCGCGGGCTTCATCCTTGCCGATCGTGTTGCCGCAACTATCACACTCAACAACTTCAACGTCAACGTCGCCGTAGGCTGTTTGAACGGTTTTTGTTTGGCTCATAGGAACTCACCCGTATCAGCGCGCTCGCGTTCGGCGGCGTGCAACTCGTCATGGTCGCGCTGCGAAAGTACCTCAATGTTCTCCGGTCGGTTGTCCCACTTGACGCCGTTGACGTGGTGACATTGATGCTCACCGTTGCTAAACACCTTGTGCGGATCGGCACCGTCAGCAATCGCAACGAGTTGGTGAATCCATACCATTTCACTTTGCTTATCTGAGTCTTGCGGTGCGCGTGTTGAGGCCCGCACATACCCGCGGTCGGTTCGATCAATCGCAACCCGCTCTTTGCGTAGGTGGTCGGTGTAGCCCCGGCGTGGAATGTTGTGGCGTTCCATCCACTTCATGACCGTCGCCGCGGATACGTCGCACTCGTCGCCAATATCTGCGAGTGCGCGCTCTTTGCCGTGATACTGTTCCGCGAGCCATTCGCGTTTTGTGTGCTTGCCTTCCGGTCGTTGCGCGTCGCTTTCGTTGCGCGTCTCAATTCCGTGCTTGTCCATCCAACTGCTAATCGTGGTTGCCGTTACGTCACACTCGTCGGCCATTTCATACAGCGTCATGCCGTCGCCGTGGTACTTGTCGTGCAACCACTCCGCATCATGGTACTTCTTTGACCCCATAAGGTGTTAATACACCCGTGTATAGTAGTGACTTGGGAAAGCGGCAAAATGGGGAAAACAGCAGTCTAAGACGCGCTCGCCTTAGAACTCAATCGTAGCGGCGCTTCTACCCTGCGAGAATTGCGCGTCCACGTTCACACGCGCGTTGACGCCCGTGATGTCGCGGATCGGGTCGTCGTAATCCTTGACCTCCACGCCCTGACCGTTGGGCGAGTAGAGAATCGTGTGGATGTTGTCGCGGTCGTACACGACAGCGCCGTAATCGCCGTCCGTGTCGAAGCCCCAACTGTTCGCACCGGCGTCCCATCCGGCTTCCGACCCGTCCGGGTACGTCGCGCCCGACATGGCCGCGTGCATATCGAGGCCCGCAATGTCGCCCACAATCGGGGCGTCCTCGCGGTTCCGAAGCACCTCGTTCGTCCCCGCGCGGTTCGCGTAGGACAGGTTCGTGTCGTTGAACAGCTGCGTGCGGTAGTCCGGGTGCGTGACGTAGGTGTCCGGCCGGAAGTCGTTGGCGTCAACCTCGCCCACGGCGGAATTGAGGGCCGCGTAGCCCTGATCCGTGCCGGCGGTGTCGTGGTTCGCCTGCGCGTCGTCAACGAGTTCCGTGAGGAACACGCGGTTGATACCGTTCTCCACGGACGCACCAACGCGCTGAATCTGCCGCTCAATGAGGTCGACCATGGCCTGATCGCGCATCTCGTCGGTGACGCGCGACCCTTCGGTGAGCTTCGTACAGTTCCATTCGACCGTGGTGTAGTCCTCCGCGTCGTCGCGGATTTCCCCACCCTGCGCGGTCGGCCGGGCGAACTCCTCGTCCGACCCAATCGGCACGTCACCCACGCGGGTCGTCGCGTTAATGACGTTGGACGCGTCGCGGGCCACCTTGCGCTGCTCCCGCCCGTCCATAATCACGTCAAGAAGCTGCTCGCGGAACAGGGTGTCCACCTCCTCGGGGTCGGCCGAGGCAAACAGCATCCGGGGGATGGCGTCGTCAAGCCGCGCCTCCACGCTATCGCCGTGGTCCTCAAGGTGCTTACTCGCCTTGAGCTTTTTCGGAAGCTGAGACTTCTCGGCGTTGACGGCGAAGTCGCTCAGGACGCGGTGGCGGTCGGTGCCCGCCTCGGCGCGTGCCGTGCGCGACATTTCCGCCTCAAGCGTCTTGTCGGGGTTATCCTGCAGGAACGCGTAGTCCCCCTTCTTGGCCTGCGGCCACGCTCGCGCCATATCCTCGGCGGTCACGTCCGAACCGGGGAGGGCCGCGAGCATGAGGCCCTTGAATCGCCAGTTGCCACTCGATCCGTGTTCGTGAAGTAGCTTCCGCGCTTTTGCGACGGACATTAGGCGGTCGCCCCCTGAATCGCGTAAATATACGCTTCGCACAGTTCCCCGCTCGACGCGCCATCCTGAACGATGGCGACGCCGCTGGAACCGGCGGACGTTGCGACACTCTCGAAGGTGCCGAGGCCGTCCGGCAGCAGTTCCTCGCCCGCGGTGACGGCTTCGGACACTTCGACCCGCACCTCACAGTCGTCACCGAGCACGGGGACCTCCTCGCCGGAGGCCACGTCATATGCGGCGACGCCAAGGAAGTCACCCTCCCCGGCGGCGCTTGCCGATACAGTATAGTCGCCTGAAAGCCCGACCGGTTCCCCCGCCGTGAGGGCCTCCCCGGCCGTATAAGACCGAATCTCCTCGCCGGAGATTAGGGTCTCGACTTCAAACGTATGTTCGCCTTGCGTGGACATTACACCCTACGCTTGTGGGTCGGTGATAAAAAAGAAGGCCCTACGAAAACCGTCGTTGCCGGAGTTACCAACCAGACCGCGCGCCCGAATCCATGTCGTACTCGGGTTCAAAGTCCTGCGCGTCGGTGAGCGTCTTGGACTCCGCGGGCTGGTTTTCGAGTTCCTTGATGCGATCCTCAAGTTCCTCCTTTGCCTCGGTCAACGTCTTTACCGTCTCGGCGTCGGCAAGCTTGTTGCCCGCCGCATCCTCAAGTTCCGCGTCCACGTCCTCGGCGGTCATGGCCTGACTCACGGCGTCTTCAACGTCCTCAAGCCGGGACGAAAGGTTCTGGACGCGTTCCATGACCGTCTCCATGTCGTCGGCCATTTCCATTTCGTCCTCGTCGTCGTCCTCCTCTTCGTCCATGTCGTCCTCCATTTCGGCGTCCTCCTCGTCCTCGTCGTCGTCCTCATAGTCGCCCATTTCGGCGTCGTCGCCTTCGAGTTCGTCCATGAGGTCTTGGTGGAGGTCTTCGGCCATGTCCATGACTTCCTCGTCGTCAAGGTCGTCGGTGTCAAGGCCGAACATTCCGAGCGTTTCGCGGATTTCGCCAGCGTCGGCAAGGGTACGCATATCAACGGATTCGTGCGTAAGGACTTTACCACTTTCCCCACTTGCCGACATGGCGACGGGACGCCGGGCCGCCTCACGCGCAAAGTTCACGCTCTTACTCGCCGGGTCCATGACTAACGCCGCGCCCGATAGGAGGCCACCGTCCACGCGCGGCATATCGCGCTGCGCGTCATGCTCTTGAATCAGCCCCTCGGCCGGGATTTCCACGCTCGGGCCACCGAACCCGACCGTGCCCTCGTTCTCAAGCGTGGACTGTAAGTTTTCGTCGGCGAATTGCCCCGCACCGGTCGACGTGTCAAAGACAATATCCGCGAATAGGTTGCCCTCGTCGTCGGTATCCAGCGTGTCCGGATCGATATGGCCCGCGACGGACGCTTCATGCGCCTCAAAGGTGTCCATATCAAGGTCGTGCATGATGTTGACCGGCGGGCCGTTATACTGCGACTCGTCGTATTCCGCCTGTAAGTTGGCGATCCCATCGGGCGGGTAATACGTCGCCGTCTGACTTCCCGCGTCGGACCATACCCCCGGCGATAGGAGCTTAAGCGACTTGTACCGTACCGTGTTGCCGCCCTCCTCTACGCGCTCAATCGGTTCCGTGTCGAGACTCTTGAGCGTCAGATGTTGCGGCGAGGAGAGCACGGACGGCGGCGGGCTTTCGGTGTCACTCGTCACGTCCGCGAGGTCAACGCATGAGTCGCCAATCCGCACCTTGCCCTCACCGCACCGGTCGTCACTCGCGGCAAGGGCTTGGAGGTCCGCGGGGTCGGCCTCGTCTTCGGGGACACAATTCGGCACCTCTTTGCCGTTGACCGTCTTGGTGCCGACCATGACGTAATCCGCCCAACACGGATCCTCGTCAAGCAACTTGTCGCTGAACGTGTCCGACGCCGTGATTGCCTCGCGGTCACTATCGGAGAGTGCGGCCGCGCCCTCAATCTGCCGCTTGATTGCGCTACAGTATGCGTCCGGGTCGTCCTTGTCGCTATTGGCGGCGACACACGCCTCAAAGTCCGCATAATCACCAAAGGGCATTATTCGGCCCCCGCGCGCCGCAGGTACATGGCCGCGTCCCGGTCGTTGCCCGCGGCGGCCGCCTCGCGTGCCTTCGCCATGAGTGGGCCGTCGTCGCTGTCGAGATACCCACCCTCCTCTAAGACGCTCACAAGTTTCTCTGCGGTTTTCTCGCCTACGCCGTCCACGGTCTGTAAGTCGTCGGTCAAGTCGCTCATACGCGTGCCAACGGGCGGCGTCGCCTAAGCGTTTGGGCTATTCGTCGGGTGGCATTACCAGCGTCACCCGTGTTTCGCACTTTGGGCACCGGAGGTGGTCGCCCGGTTCGTGGTCGCGCCACACCAAATCGCACGTCGGACAGTAGCCGTTAATACTCATTAATCAACGCCTCAATATCCTTGAACGCCTCTTCTATATCCTCGTCGCGCCGGACGTTCCGAACCACATTCACCGTCTCCTCGTCAACGCCAACGGGCCGACGATAGTCATACTGCGGGTCGTGTACGACGAGTTGGTCCGGCTTTGCGTCTAATGGATTATAATGCTTTCGTGCGCATGGGAGCGAACAGCATAGTTCGTTATCCACGCCAACGCCGGTCATGTCCCACGGCGTCGGGTTGCTACATCCTTCGTTACTACATTCGTCGTATTCGGTGGTTGGGAATAACATCGGATTAGCTTTCTCTTGCGCCGGGATTGTGGTCGGTTGTTTCATAGTGATAAATCAACGCGTCTTCTGGGTACTCTTGCTCGCGGTGGGGTGTCCACCCGCATACCGGACATTCATGATCACTCATCTTTGATTGATGACTCTAAATGGTCGGCGGCAACTTCGTAAGAATCCGCATAGCCTAAGTGGTAGTTTTTGACCGCCTTACCGTCCTTAGACTGTGCGTTCATTTTATGGCGCTTTGCGCGCCTACGGAATATATCCACCAATTCTTGTATGTCGTTGTTACTCATCCTTGTATTCCTCCGGCACGTCCTCAAGTTTGATTGCTTCCTCGGGGCCGTTGATGCCAAAGTAATACGCTGGTTCGGCGTTCCGCGGTGGCGACGTGCGAACGTATCGGCCCGGCACGTATCGCCACCCGGTTTTGCTATGCTCATAGTCGGCGGGATACCGCGCTTCAACATGATCGTCATGGACTTCAATATCAACGGAACGGTATACGGTGACGGTGTTGAACTCGGCGGCGTCGTTGATTGACGCCTCCTCGGCGGCCATGCCGACCATCGGCGGCGTGGGGATCTCTGCTTCCCAAACGGCATAGCCTTCGCCACGCTCAAGGCACCGGAGCGGGATTGATTCACTCATTTTCCTCAACCTCCATGCCCTTATCTACAAGCTCCCGCACGCGCTCACTCACGCTTTGCTGGTTGCCTTTCGTCGCAAGCACGTACTGGTACTGTCCGTTGTCAAACGCGACTGTATGACTTGGCATACGGTTGTTGTTACAACAACCACATACTAAAAGATAGCGGTATCCGTTACAGTTGCTCCCAATTCGGCGGTGCCTTGGCAAACGTGCTGCGTTCGTTGATATGAACGACCCACGAATCCGGCCGGGCCATATTCGTACTTATCTCGTCGTCATGCGTCCACGCCTCCCCGAGCATCTGCCGGAGTTCTTTCATCGGCTTCGGCGTCCCGCCGTGGTGCGGGTTCGTCTGTTCAATCAGCCACTCACACGCGTCCGTCTGGCGGTCGTCGCCGGGTTCCGCGCCCGTCCAATAGAATAGTTCGTCGCCCTCGCCACGCGCTTCATAGCCCTCCTCGCGCGCCTTATTGAGCACGGCACTCGACTCGGTGCGCGCGATTCGTTCGGCCTCGTCGCGTGGCATATCTGCGAACTCCATGACCGATTCGGTGATTGAATCTAAGGTGAAGTCGTCGGTCCCCACGGCGTCGCGGAACTCGCGCCGGAAATCCATCAAGCGGCCGTCGTCTATGCCGTCAAAGTCGCTAAACATGGCCCCGGACATGGCCGCCTCGCGGATGCGTTCAAGCACGAACTCCGGCGTGCCACTCGCGGCGAAGTCAACCAGCGCCCTATCCGTGGCGCTATTCGGGTCCGTCACCTTCCGGTGCATTTCTAAGAGCGGTTGGTCCCACTCCGGCGCGTGGGTGAGTTCCGCGTCTGTGACGCCCTCCCCTAAGCACCTAAAATCCGTATCACCCGCCGAGAGTTCGGTATCGGCGCACACCTCGCACTTCATACTCCCCGTCATACGTTCGCGCTCGCCGCAACTGCGACACATATCAGGTAAGTCGCCGGCCGCGTTCTCCCGTGCCTCGTCAAACTGTTCGCTCTTGCGTTGCGCCCATTCGATCCCCTCGTCGCCGCCCCACGCTTTCCACATCATCCACCCGCAGTCGCTTCGTCCCTCCTCGCCCTGTTCCTTGTTGTCCTCATGCCGGGCGAACGACGCCATGCGCTCGATGGTATCTTCGCTCAAGTCCTCGCCGTTGGCAAGCTGGTTGGCGCGTTCCCATCCGACGCGCGTGCCGCAGTCGTTCGGGTCGCCCGTCTCCTCTTTGGCTTCGAGCGCCATGCGTGCGTTCTCTTGCGCGGCGTCCGGGTAGTCGCCCGTGTCTATATCCTCAAGGTCTTGGAGTTGCCTGTCGTCGCGGAACATACCCCCGAACGGGCCTTCATCAACGGGGTCGCCGGCTTCGGACTTTTCAATCTCGGCGGGACTCCGGTACGACTCCGCAACCTCCTCATCGTCGGGTTCGGGGAGGTCAAGCCGGCGGCGGGCTTCGGCGTTCGTCATGTAGTCCCCGATGGAATTAATTAGGTCGGCCGTCTCGCCAATATCCTCAAGCGGGTCGTCAATCGCCAGCGTGATTGTCGCCGTATGGTCGAACGGCGAGTAGTCCCGAATCACCGGCCGCATGACGCGCTCGACAAACTGCGTGCTAAAGGACCGCTGATTGGCCTTAATCGCCAACTTGAGCAACGCGAATCGGAGTTCGGCGGGCTTCCCACTCCCGAGGCCGTCACTCCCGACGTTGCCCGCCTCAAGCGGCAACCCGAGCGCCGTCGTCAAGTTTCGCATATCCATTTCGTGGATTGCCTCATAGTCGAACTGTTCGGCTTCAAGCTCTTCAACGGATACGTCTTGCCCAGTGAAATACGCCGTATTCGCATCCGACGTGCGTGGGTCGAAGATAGTGCGGACGCGCCGCAGGTCGTCGTCGCTTACGGGTGCGCCGTCCTCCCGGCCGACTTTGACGTGTCGCTGCGGGAAGCCATGCAGTTCAATGGCGTTTCGGATCGCCTGTTCGTTCTCCTTGAACGCCTGTATCTCGTCGCGGTTTCGCAGCACCTCACTAATGCCCGTCTCGTCGCGCGCACTCGACTTGTTGACCACGATATGCCACATATCCTCCGCGGGCAACGTCTGTTCCTGATAGCCGCCACTCGGGCCTTTGGTGCGCTGTTGATAGGCTTCCACCTCGCCCATGTCGTTGGTCACGGGGATTACGGTCCACGGTTCCGCCGGGAGCGCGCGCTTGAAGTCGCCCGTCACCGTTTCCTGTATCTCACCCACGGCACACGGATACCACAGCGCATCCCCACCGAGGTCTAAGACGGTGAGGTCAATCTTCGGAAAGGCCACCTCCTCAAGCCACTCCTCAAGCGTCATTTCCTCGCCGTCCACGACTTCCGTGGGCATTTCGTCGCCGTCGTCCGCGCCCGTCTCGACGTGAATCTCTGCCCCCTCACCGAAATTGAGCAGGGCCTTGTAGTCCATGAGTTGCGCGACTTGCCCGCCCGACTCCCGAATGTCCTTGATGTCGCGGAGGTCGTCAAAGGTCAACTCTTGCCCGCCGAATGAGTAGCGTCGTCCCCCACCCGTGGCGTCGACGTTCGTTTCGGGATCGCCACGCGCGAGCGACCGGCGCTTGGCGGCGACGTACTCGGTGGCGAGGCCGGACAGGTTGCGAAAGAAACCGGCGTCGTCGTCTGGCATGGGCGTGTCTTAAACGCCCGGTGCCTAAGCGTTTGGGCTATTCTAAGTCTCTCGGGAACGTTGACCCACGGCCACAGTCAACGCAAATGTAGCGCGTGCCCGCTGCCGGGTATTTGTCGCTTGTATAGACGCGATCGTGGTCGCACCGCGTCGGGTGTAACTCTTGCAACGGTGAGCGGCGTTCTGACTTTGACACGATCGTAAAGTCGTGGTCACTCACCACCCCACACCTCCGAGAGACACACCCGGCACCGCGTCGCGCACTTGCCCGGCACCGTGGGGCGGCGCTTGCAGTAAAGGCACGTGGTCATTCATCGCGCCCCTCGCACGTTCGCTTGTGCCGATTGAGCTTGTTGCCGTTCACGAACTTGCGGCCGCACATCGGGCACGCCACGCGCTCAAAGCGGTCGTTGTTGAATTGACTCATTCTAACGCGTCCCGAACCACGCGGTCGTTCACCACGTCAAGGGCTATCTCCCGCGCCTCGCCGCGCTGCGCGTCCGTGAGCAATTCGCCGCCGTCGCCCTCGTTATAGGAATCTATGAGTCGCTGTAAGGCCGCCTTATACGACCCGTAGCCCATGCTGTTGAGTGCCGCCTTTTGCTCGGTCGTGACTTCGATCGTCGTTGTGTCTGTCATAGCCGCACGCCCGCCGCGGGAGTCGAACCCGCGTACTCCGAGCGGGTTATGTTTCCTTCCAGTCGTGTTTTTCGCCGTCGTAAAACCGACCGATAGGTGTGTGTTTTACAACGCGCTCGCCGCCGCAAGTGTTACGCCGGTCGGCCGCTTGGGCGTCCGCGTATGAAGCCGTAGCACCACACTCAACACATTCTAAGTCGCTCATTGTTATCTATTCACCCGTTCGTTGAGTCCGGTTAGATCCGTGTCGCCGTCTTTCGCACGGAATTGGCAAAGCGGGCAATAATCCTTATACATTTCTGCCGTCTTATCACAGCCGTCCGTATCACAGGTTTTTGTCATTAGTTATCACACCCACAGAACTCCCCGAGATGAGTGCTCATAATCTCCTCACCACAATCGGGGCACGTCTGATGCGTGCGCGTGTGCCCGTCAACACACTCGGTTGTATCGGCCGGGATGTGCTTGATTATCTTCGCGTCGCACCCGTCCCGACCGCACGTTTCGCCCGTGTACCGCGTCCATCCTTGGTCTTCCATCACATATACTACTTCGTTCGCCACCCACTTATAGTTTTCTATAGTATCCTATTACTCCGGCGGGCCACGCCCGTACAAGTCGAGCGTATGCCCCGAATCGTCGGCCTCACGCACGTAATGGCTATCGCACTCCTCGCAGTACCAGCTTGGCGACTTACCCCCGTCAAAGGCCGCGCGGCGGTGGTCAAACGTCCGTGACTCCTCGCACGCGACGTTACAGTCCGGGCAGACGTACCGCTCGCGTTCGACGCCTAAGAATGAGCGCGTCGTCTCGCGCACCGCCTCCACGCCGTCGCTTACGGCGTCCGTGAGCCAATTCCCGTCGTCACTCATGCGTCTATATCCCGCCCGTACAAGTCTAAACCTTGCCCCGACCCGACCGGGCCAAACGTCACATCATCGAGCGCCTGCGCCACGGCGTCAAGTTGGTCCACCTTGCCCGAGGGGAAGCCCGCCCATTCGGTTCGGAAATCGCTCCAGTCAACCTCTTTGCCCGGTACGTCGGCCCACTCTAAGAGCTTCACCTGTCCGTTGCTAAACGGCACGCTCAAGCCGATAATGCGGTCCTCCTTGCTCGCGTCCGGCGTGTGCGGCACGGGCTGTAAGCCTTCGTCTTGCAGGTGGGTTTCAAACCACGCTTGCGCTTGCACCTTTTCGTATTTGACTTGGTTGGACGGCACCCACTCGATGCAGTCCTTAATCCACGCTGCGGCTTGTGACGGCGCTTGTCCACGGCGGCGCTGTATGTCCGCGAGGTATGCAATCGGCTTGCGTGGGTGCTCGACAACCACCGCGAGCGCCCAGTAGTCCGTGTCGTTCTCCCGCGCTTTGGCCGCGTTCATTTCCACGCCGAGGTCAACGCTGATATGCCACTTCCAAAACGTGGCGTCACGCTCTGCGATTACGCCCGCGTCCTCATAGTCGAGCATATCCAACGTCAACAGCGTCCCGCCCGCGCTCGGGTCGGCAAGGTACTCCTGCCGGAAGATGGATTCGGGCGTTAGCTCCTTGAGGCGGTCTAACTCCTCGTCGTCAATCCACGGCGAATCATATCCCGTGCCGTGGACGCTATACCACTCGTCGCGCCGCTCTGTGCCGTCGGCGTGGATTTGATCCTCGTCGGCACCGTGGACGTATTGGTCATGAAAGTGGTTCTCCCCGAGTGGCTTTGAGATAAGGATCGCGCCGCCGCCGTTATCTAACAGCATCGGGCGCAAGTCCTTATCCCATATCTCGGGGTCGGAATACGCCCACTCGTCACCGACAATCAGGTCCACACCCTCACCCTGTAGCCCCTTTGGGTTGCCGTAGGACAGAAATTCTATCTCAAAGCCCGAGTTGAGCGTTATCTTTGACGGACTCCACTCACTCCCCCGCGTATTGTCGTCGTCAACCAGCGCGTCGGGGAGTTTCTCAAGCGTCTTTTCGTAGCCGTGGCGGAACGCCTGTCGGTATGTCGGGGCGATATGCCAGACTAAGCCCTTCGAGGCGTCGTCTGTCCCAAAATCGTATTTGTCGGGTTGCGTGGAGTAGTCTACCTCGGCCGCCGTTGATACCTCGTTCTTACCCGACCGCCGGCCCATCATGCCGACGCGAAAGCGGGCGTCGGACTCAAAGAGGTCGCGCTGTTTGGCCGACAGGCTCCACGTCGGTTTGTAGACTTGCGCCATTACTTGTTTTGCACTTCCCACGTGACGACTTCGCTTTCAACTTCAATCGCGGAGTCCTCGCGCATATCCATCTCGTCGTCGCCGTATTGGTCGCCGTACTGTTTCATGTGCAGCTTGTACCACGTTCGGGTGTCGCCCTGCTCGCGGAGGTTCTCTTTGAGTTCGGCGCGGTCCTGTCGACCTGCGCCCTTCCGTGCGCGCGTTGTTTCCTTGCGGAACTTGGCGAATAGGTCCCCGTCCTCGTCGGCACGGCGACGCCACGCATAGTATTGGTCTTCGGTGATACCGGGGATTTCGGCGCACGCTTCGGCTACGGTGTCCTTTGCGGCGAGGCGGTCGGCCACCCTGTCAATCAGGTCGGGGTCTTTTTCGAGTCCGGTCTTCCGGCCGCCGTCCGGCGTCTCGTCAACGTTGTGCCACGGGCATGACTCCGCGGCGTTTTGACACTCACCGCCCTTACTGGTTGGCGCGCCACAAAGGTCGGCGTCGTCGTCTCCCATACCCACGGGTATGACCGCGGGGACCGTAAGGCTACGGGTGCCTCACACCTTGCACACCCATCGTTCTTTGTCGTAGTTGTGTATCTCATGCTTTTGCCGGTTCCCCGGTGCGTGGCCCTTACTATCGCCGTCGTATTCCCATCCTTTGCTTTGTAACGCTTTGAACATGGTTCCTTTATAGTCCTCGCGGATGTATGTGACCAGCAGTTCAATCCCCTCGCCGCGTTCTGCGATGAACGTATCTTGTGCGTGTGCCATAGCACATGAGGCAAGGTTCGGACTCTCGTTCACGATACATACCCGTGCCACCTCCCGAATCTTGGCAGACTTATAGCCTCTTATGCTCGACTGTGAGGGCCATGCGTCAAATGTGATCGCGCCGACTAACGACCCATCCAACATAACGCCGTAATGGTATCCTTGGCGGCCACGGGCGATATACGAATGGTGATTTTTGTAGATGTTATCTGCCGTTCGGCGCTTTATCGGTTCTATCGTCACCTTATCCGCAAGCGACCACCCGAGGCTATACGTCGGTGGGTTACTCCCGAAGCCTTCGGTGATAGGGTCAAACGCGTCTGTCATATGACTTCCCCGTCCGTCCACACAGTCCAACCCTCGTTGGATAGCGATACAGCACGGTTGTATTCGTGTTGAAACGGATCGGATTCGGGCCACACGCCAACCACGCCCGTCACGTCAAACGCCCGGAGGAACAGCGCCTTACGTACCGCCCCTTCGGCGTGGTCCATCAGTCGCCCGTACACGTCGCCACTCGCCCCGACATACGCCACACGGGCGGCGGTGAGTCGGTCTAATACCTCATCCGGTGGCACGGCCTCACTCACTTCGCGGAAGGCACGCGCCACGCCCTCGGTGTCTGACGGCGTTGTGACTTCGAGCGCGTAGGTGCCGGCGTTGTGCGACGTGTCTAAGAGGCCCTGCGTGTCGAGTGTTTCGTGCATGGTTGTCGGGGTCATAGTCTTTCAATCTGCTTGAACGGGATGCCGCGCAACTCGTCGCGGTGCTCATACACGTGGATAAACCGCGTGCGACGCCCACCGTCTGCGCCGTAGGTGTCCGGCCACGGCCCGGCGTCACACCCGTCAATCGGACACTCAATCATCCGCGCCGCCCTCCTTGCGAAGCTCATGCGCGGGACTCTTGAACGTGCCGCCCGCGGGCGTGTCGGCAGTGCCGGCGCACACGGTACACTCGTCAACGCGCGAGCGTTCGGCCCACGTGCGCGACTTACGCAGGTGGCCGGCGGCGACGTGCTTACAGCGCGTGGTGTGGTACACCGCGGGGGAGCGCGACGCGACTAACACGGTATCCTCGGGAAGTGGGTCACTCATACTTTATCGGGGGTTTGTCCGCATCATCTAACTGCTTGGCGAGGCCCGAGCGCGTTGCACTCGCCTCGGTGCGCCGCTCGCGCTCCTCATACTCGTCAAAGGTGGCTTGACACACACTACACCGGTAGCGGTCTGCGTTGCGTTCGGCGTGGTGGCCGCCGGGGCTATTGACTTGCACACTCCCGGCGTCACACTCGGGGCACGCGGCCACGGTGTCACTCATAGGCCAAGATCCTCCGGCGTGGTGTTCGGGTCGGCTAACCGCGCGGCGAGGGTGTTGTCGGGGATACAGTCGCGGCTTTTGGCCTCGCGTTCGTCGGGCGTGTCAAAGCGGTGGTCGCAGTGCTCACACCGGTAGGTGTGTTCGGTATCGGTGTCTTGGATGGACGGCCGGCGTTGATACGGGTTGGCCGTGTCGCAATTCGGGCACACTTTGACGGTCATTCGTCTGCCTCCTGCGTGACCCACTCGTTTGCCGTCCGGTCAAACGTGGCCGGCGTGATTGCACTGTCATGGTCACACCGACCGCGAGCGTGTCGCGTCACCGCATCGTTGGACACACCGTACACGTCGGCAAGGTGCGTTGCCGTGACGCCCTCGCGTACGACCGCCCGGCGGAGCATATCGCACACCGTGTCCGTGATTGGTGTGACGCCCGTGATATAGGTGCGAAGGCCGCCCTCGTCGGTCGTCACGTAGCCGTCGCTGGTATGCGTCAACGTGTGCGCGTCATGCCCGCAGTTGCACTTACCGAGTGCGTGCCGGCCGACCGTGCTCTTGCCGACGCCTAACGTGTCGGCCGCTTCTTGCCGACTTGCGCCGTCTAAGAGGAGCGCGCGCAGTTGCACGCAGGCGACCGGGCTAATCCCTTGGAGGAGTTGCGACGCGTTCGGCCCGTCTTGTGGGCCTTTGCCGGGATGCTCGTACCCCTCACCGCCTTCGCGTTCGTCGCATCGCTTGCACTTTGAATACCCTTTCCACTTTGCCACGCTCACCGGGACGTGATTAGGATCGCTCATGCGTTCGGTGACGGCACAGTTAGCGGTGTGGTACGTCTTGCCGGTCGAGTAGCCGTAAGCGATTTTTACCGTTTCCTCGTCTTCGTCGGGCACGACGATGCGCGGGTCCGTGCCGTCTGGTTTACTCGGTTGGCTCATTCCTCCACCTCCCATCCGACGCCCTGCGTGTGCGACAGCGGCGGTTCGGTAAGCTGCGATTCCATGTGGTGACACTCGCCGCGCACGTGCCGGCGCACGGCCGTCGCACCGACTTCAAACTTTGCGGCGGTGTCCTTGGCGGTTGCGCCCGACCGAATCGCCTTGCGGAACTTGTCGCACGTCTCGGTTGTGATGCGCGTGCCACCGCCCGCGTCGGCGTTCGTGAGGCTCTTGATAACGCTATGGTCAACCGTGCCGTCGTCGCCGAGGAGTTCGCTAACGTCAAGTCCGGGTTTGTGTGTGCTCATTCGTGTGCCTCCGCGTCAGTAAAGTCCGATAGTTCAAGCACCCGGTCGTTCTTGATTTTCTTACGCTGTTCGTCGGTTAACTCGTCGTCGTTAGTGTCGTCGTTCGTCATGTTGTATGGGGGCGTCCAATCGGGATCGCGTGCTAACTTCGCCGCGTCATGGTCATTGACAACCGTTTCAAGGGCCGCTTCTTGGGCGTCGCCGTTGACCACCGCGCGGGCAACCGTCACCACGTCGCTCTTAAGCTCCGAAAGCGTCGGCCGTGGGTCCGGGTCAATCTCACCGCGGATGTATCGCTCCCCGCGGGCGGTGAGCACGTGGACGTATGCCTCATGCCCGCTTGGGTTGGTGCGCGTCCCCGACCGCTCGACACACCGCATCCGTAGCAGTTCGTTGACGCGCGGCCGGAGCGCGTTGCTTGAGTGTTCGGGGAAGCGGTCGGATAGCTCCGAGGTCGTCGCCGGGTCTTGCGCGATTGACGCCGCAACCTTACGCCGCAGCGATACGTCCTCGCCGGACTCCTTAACGTGCTTGTACGCGTCCGTCTTGGTTTGGGGTGTGTCGGTGCTCATGAATCAACCTCCGCGGCAAGTTCGTCAAACCGTTCGGTCGTCATGCCGTAGTCGTCAATCATATCAATCGTTTCAAGCGTCGGGTCGTTGTCAACGTGGTTCACTACCCAATTCACCCACTTTTCACGGTCTGTCGTCCAGACGGGAGAGTCGGCCGGATGCTCAAAGATAAGCGACCGACGCTTGAGAATTCCTTTGTACTTTGAAACGGTGCGATCGTCGGCCCCAGCAAGGTCTTCAATCGCCCGAATGAGGTCGTCGTCTTTCACGACAAGCCCGTGATTGTCGGCCACGCGCCGGTATATCTCCCGAGCGCGTTCCACGGTGCCGCTTGCCGCGGTTGTCGTGTGTGTGCGTGAGTCGCCGCCGTCAGAAACGTGGGCGAGCACCCTATCCACCTTGTCTTCTATCCGCGCGTATCTGTCTCGATCCATGTATTCTTTCAACGCTTGTTCGACGTGATAGCCGTAGTGGCCGGGGTTTTCGCCGTCCCACTCGTCTATCTGTTTCTTGAACTCGGTCTTAACGTCACCGTCTACCCGCATCGTCCACGGCTCGCGGTTAGACATACCGCCCACCTCCGATGTAATCGGTCTGTATACAATGCCCGTTTCTTTCACTCTCGTTCGTTCGTTTGTAATTGTATTGTATACGTGGTGGGGTGGGGTGGCGAACCGAACAAACCGCTAAAGCGTGTGTGTGATTGGAGACACACGCCGCCTTCATGCGGTTTTGCTTAGTCAGCTTGACGCCCCCACCCTCTTTTCTCGGCGGGCGCTCACACACACACATAGATTCGTGTGGTGCGGTCATGGGAACGACACCCCGTCGTCAACGACGCGCCATGCAGGCGTCAGACCTTCGCCTTCAATCTGTTCTATCGCTTGTTTCGCCACGTCACCGTTTGACGGCTTCGCGGGGTTGTCGAGTTCCTTGCCTTCGTCAACAAGTTCCGCCTCAACGCGTAGCATTTCCACGCTACTTGTGCGGCGTGGACCGGGCTGGTACATCGTCGTCACGTTCACGTCAACGGTCGTTGTACCACCTCCCGGCGTCGGCACGGTCTTTTCAAATATCAAGTCGCCGTCGTCGTTCCGTTCGGCTTGTTCTATGTACTTGCTCATGGTCGCGCAGCGTACTCACGACCGAAACGGTAATGGGAGAAAGACCCATAGAAACAAGTGCAACCTCGTTCCTTGTGGCCGGGACCCCCATCCCGGTCGCTTTCTGCTTACTTAGTCACAACGCGGCCATTACTATAAACTTCATGGACAAACTGATTTGTCCTTACTGCAAGCCTACTTGTCCGCCGCCGCAAGCTGCGGCATGACACCGTGCGCGTCCCCGTCTGTTTGCACGCCCGTCAAGTGGGCGAGCGGGTTGTCGACCGACGCCTCGGTGTGGGCGTACACGTCAACGGTGCCGTCGTCGTTGCGGAACAGATAGCACTCGACTTGTTCGCCGCCAATCGTCCAAACCACGTGTGCCACACTCACGGGATCGCCGTGCGTCTCGGGGCGACGCTTGAGCGAACTCAGTAGGTGCAACGACGCGCCGGCCGCGCGCAGGTCACGGACCACCTCGCGGATGCTCGCGTCCACCGTCTCGACATACTCGGCGTCGTCACGGCCGCCCTTGTCGCTCACAAGGAGGATTGCCGTGCCGATGGGGGTGAGGTCCAAGATAGGAAACAACGCCCGCTTGACGCGCATGGCGGCGCGATACTCCGGCCATGAAAGGTCGGACTGATACGCGCGGGCGAGACGCAATAAGATCGCCAACGCGGCGGCAACCTCCGGGTGCTGGGTGAGTAACTCGACAGCGCTCGGGAGTGACATATCTCCCGGTACGCACGCAATCGCAAAAAGAGGTTGGCCGCCTACTCCACAGTCGCCGCCGCATCAAGCCGCGCCGCGCCATACGCGAGCACGCGCTTGCCGTCCGCCGTCACGCGCACGCCCTTCGCGTTCGTCGTTGGTTTGCCCTCCACGCGCTCAATCAAGTCGAGCATGAGTAAGCCTTCAAGCGCGGCGGCCGTGGTGTTGGGCGCGGGACCGTCACCCGTGAGTCGCCCGACTGTATCATTCGTCTCGGTGCGCGTCGGGATGCGGTCGTGTTTGGCGGCGAAGATAGCGGCGGCCATCAAGTGGTCCCGCTCGCGTGGCCGCAGGGCGTGGTACTCGTCGGCGGTAAGTTCACTCATAGTTCGTTCTTTAGCTCTTCCACGGCAATCAGTCCAACCCCCGTCGCCCCGGCAAGCGCCCGCTTCCGTGCGCGCGTCGTCGCCAACTCTAAGAGGAGCGTGGCGTCGTCACCGCGGTCCACGCTCGCGCTGCCGTGGTTGACGTACTCCCGGCCGTCGTCGTCAACAACCGTCGCCTCCACGCGACAATACGCGTGGTCCGTCTCCTCGGGACCGACGTGGACGGTAATGGACGGGGCGCTAATGCCGAACTTGCGGCCGAGCGCGGCGTACCCACGGCGGTTGATTGTGGGCGTGCCGTCAATGCTATCAACGAAGTCGCCGGGCATCCACGCAAAGGGGTCGTCGGTAAGGTTCGGGTCGTCCGGCACCTGTTCGACCGGATCGGGTTGGGGGTCGGCCGCTGCGGCCGCGGGCGTCCCGTCGTCGCCCGGCGTGAACTCGGTGCCACCGTCTGCCGTCGCCTCGTTCGCGGGCGTCTCACCCGGCGGGTACATCTCCACGTCAATGCCGAAGTCGGCCATATCGTCGCGGGCGTCTTCGGCGTCACCACGTGCGTCAAAGGCGCGCACGTTGTCGTTGTCGGGGTCGTACACCTGCCAATCGTCCACGCGGTTGCGGTCACTCATCGGCGTCGTTCCCCACGGCCCGCATCCGGTCAAACACGTTGTGCGCCTCAAGTTCCGCGAGCACCGCGCTCAGGTTGTCGGCCGCTTCTTCCGGCGTCTCACCGCGGGCCTTGAGCGTGTGCGTGTCTTGGTCGCGCGTGCCGGTCCCCCGCTTGAGCTTCGTGGACAGGCGGATCTTATCGGCGGATTCGTTTAGGTTGTGGTTCGTCTCGGTCGCGTCGTCGTTGGGTTCGTCTGTCATAGTCGTGTGGCGTGGGTCGCCACCCCCGCAGGTCCCCCCGTGTGCCTATTGGGGGAAGCCACCGGCCGGGTGTGAATCCGGCTTACAAGCGGTGGTAAAGTTTCTATCGCGCTATACGGTTTATTGCGTCCGTGCCGTCACCGTAAGGCCGGCGCGTGAGAGGCGTGCCGCGCGTTCGGCGTCAAACACGGGCCAACACACGTTGCGGTCGTCGCGCACGGTGTACACGGTCGTCATGCGTCCACCTCGTCGGCGTCCACGTTCGCGTCGGGATTCACAATCCGGTCGATGTGCTGCGGCGGGTAGTACACCCACCCGTCCGTGCCGCGCACGCCGACCCATCCGCCGTCTTTGAATTTGACGCGCTCGGCGTCAACGTCGTTGCCGTTCGTGAATCGGACCACAACGTCGTTTATCATGCCTCCACCTCGGCACGAATCGCGTGCTCAATGTCGTCGGCGAGGTCGTCAACGACCGCACACCACGCCTCAAAGTCGGGCTGTTCGGTCACGTCAATCGGGAGCGCACGGGTCGCGGATTCGTGGGCCACGTCGCGGACGGGACGCGGCGGCAGGTTGTTGTCTTCCATTGCAACTAATACTCTATACGCCAT